TATTTATTGATCAATCACAATCTTTAAACCTATTTGTTGATAATGCAACTAAACCTAAATTATTAGCCGCCCATCTATTTGGTTGGAAATTAGGGTTAAAAACGGGTATGTATTATTTGAGAACAAGAGCGGCGGTAGACGCAATTAAAGGTTTAGGGGTTGACACATCAACATCAAAACCAATTGAAAAAACGTCATCAATAAACAATGTGGATGTGCCAACTAACAATACATTAATTAGTGAAAGAACACCTGAAGTCGTAATGACATCAGAAAGACCAACAGACTCACCATTCGAATGTGAGGGATGTGGTTCATAAAATTATAGGAAACTACATTAAATCCAACTTCGGTTGGATTTTTTATTTATTACCATTTTAGATTAGTTTATATTTATTTGATATGGCAACAACTTACGGTATAGATTTTCCATTTAGGAATAGTTTAAAGGGTGACTTCTTAAGGATGACGGAATCACCCGAAAGAGAAGTTCGTGCAAATTTGATTCATTTGTTATTAACGAGAAAGGGAAGTAGATATTATTTACCAGATTTTGGTACTAGATTATACGAATATATATTCGACCAAAACGATGTTGTCACTTTTGGTTTAATTGAGGACGAAATAAGAGAAAGTGTTAAAAAATATATTCCAAATTTAGATATTAATTCAATTAATGTGGTGTCAGCGGAAAATGACCCCGAAGAGACTAAATTATATTCACAACAAGAGGACGAAAGATTATTTAGAGTATCAGACGCCACAAGTAAACCATACACCGCAAAAGTAAAAATAGACTACACGGTTAATAACGGATCATTCACTTCGTCCGACTTTGTAATTATAAACATATAAAATGGCTAAAAAAATATCATACGCAACTAGAGATTTTGCGGGATTAAGACAGGAATTAGTAAATCTAACAAATGATTACTATCCAGATTTAATAAAAAATACTAACGACGCATCTATTTTCTCTGTGTTATTAGATTTAAACGCGGCTGTAGCGGATAACTTACACTTTCATATTGATAGAGTATGGCAAGAAACAATGTTAGATTTCGCGCAACAGAGACAATCCCTTTTTCATATTGCCAAAACATACGGTTTAAGAATACCTGGAAATAGACCATCAGTTGCGTTATGTGATTTTTCCATAAACGTACCAGTTGCGGGAGATAAAGAGAAAACCGAATACTTGGGTATATTAAAAGCGGGAGCTCAGGTATCGGGTGGAGGTCAGATTTTTGAAACATTAGAAGACGTTGACTTCTCAAACCCATTCAATAGTAAAGGTGAACCAAATCGTTTAAAGATACCCAATTTCGACGGCAATAATAAATTGGTGTCATATACCATTACTAAGAGAGAAGCGGTCGTAAACGGAGTCTCAAGGATATACAGAAGAGTTATAACTGAATTAGATCAGAAACCTTTCTTGAAACTTTATTTACCTGAACAAAATGTATTAGGTATTGTGTCGATTATACACAAAGAAGGTACCTCATTTGGTTCAAACCCAACATCGTCAGAATTTACATCATCAACAAATAAGTGGTACGAAGTTAAATCTTTAATGGAAGATAAAGTATTCATTAAAGACCCAACTAAGATATCGGATAAAGATAATTTCATACCAGGGACATATCTTTCTGTTAGTACTAAATTTATGACAGAATATACTCCAGAAGGATATTATTCAATGACATTTGGTTCTGGAACCGTGGACCCAATGGCTAATTTAGATAATTTCATAACAGGTAATTTAAAAGTTAGTTTAGGTTCTTATTTGAATAACGTATCATTAGGTGCGGTACCTAAGTCTAATACTACGATGTTTGTGAAATATAGAATAGGTGGAGGTAAAAATTCCAATCTTGGTGTTAATGTTATTACTAGCGTAGATAATATTGAATTCAACGTAAATGGTCCCGTATCAACTGTAAACTCACAAGTTATTCAATCATTAAGAGTAACGAACGTAACTCCAGCAATAGGTGGGGCTGACCAACCAACGATTGATGAAATTAGAAATATGATTTCTTACAACTTTGCGGCACAAAATAGAGCGGTAACATTAAATGATTACAAATCTGTAATTGAAAATATGCCATCTACATTTGGAGCTGCGGCTAAGGTTAATGTAATGGAAGAAGATAATAAGATAAAAATCAAATTATTATCTTATGATTCAGATGGTAACCTAACCGACGTGGTTTCAAACACTTTAAAAGACAATGTAACCGAATATATTTCACAATATAGAATGATTAATGACTTTGTTGAAATTCAAAGTGGTGAGGTTATTGACCTTGGATTGGAGATTGATGTTGTAATTGATAGAAATGAATTAGAGTCAGATGTTATTAAATCTATAATTGAAAAGACAATTTCATATTTTGCAATTGAAAAAAGAAAAATGGGAGACCCATTATTCACGGGTGAATTGTTAAAAGAAATTGGATCAACAAGTGGAGTGGTTAACGTTGTAGATGTAAGAGTTTTTAATAAAACAGGTGGTGAATATTCACAAGCTGAAGTATCACAAACATATAAAACACCCGCAACAAAAGAGATTCTACAAGCAGATATGACCGTTTATATGAAGTCAAATCAGATATTCCAAATTAGATTCCCAAATAAAGATATTAAAGTTAGGGTTAAACCTCTCACTTCGACTACATTTTAATTTAATTTTTTCTTATTATAATAGAAAGTAGTCTGCTTTCTATTTATTATAAGAATGATACAAAAACATAGAATTTCAACGAATATTGGTAAAGACCAAATTCTAAAAGTCGAACTTAAACAAGATTTTGATTTATTAGAGATTTTGTCTTTAAAATTTACACAAAAAGACATCTACACTTCTCTATGTTCCGATTATGGTGTTGTTTGTGGTAGGATTACCGTAAACAACGGTTTAGGTGTCCCAAACGCTAGAGTTTCTATTTTTATACCGTTAGACGAAACGGACGAACAAGATCCAGTTATCTCAACATTATATCCGTTTAAAACGGTTAATGATAAGAATGAAGAGAATTACAGATACAATCTATTACCATCAAGAAAACAACACGGAGGACACGAACCAACAGGTACGTTTTTTGACCAATCGGATGTTTTAACTAGAGAAGAAGTTTTAGAGGTGTATGAGAAATATTACAAATACACGGTAAAAACTAACAGTGCGGGAGATTTTATGATTTGGGGTGTCCCATTAGGTGAACAAACAATTCACGTAGATTTGGATTTATCGGACATTGGATGTTTTTCATTTAGACCATATGATTTCATAAAACAAGGTTTAGGTCCCGACCAATTCAAAAATAGTTATAAGTTTAAATCTTCAGTAGATTTAGATTCCTTACCACAAGTTGTATCATTTAACAAATCAATTGAGGTTTATCCATTTTGGGGTAATGAAGACATTTGTGAAATTGGACTTACTAGAACCGATTTTGATTTATCTGAAGTGGGGGTTAAGATTGAACCTAAGGCGTTTTTCATTGGGGGAACTTACACAGATAGTGGTAAGAATTCAGTTAATAGAAACTGTACACCTAGACGTAAAATGGGTCGCAAGTGTGATTTAATTACTAAAACAGGAACGATTGAGGCAATTAGGTATACACCAAATAAAGACGACAGTAATAGACCAATAATAGAACCTTACGATATTGAAGAAGACATTCCAGAGGATGGGTCTTTTGTTTTTCCGGTTCCTATGAATATGGATTATATTTTTACTAATGAATTTGGTGAAAATGAAATTACAAATGACACAAACAAAGGAGTACCCACATCATCCTGTTATAGATTTAGATTTGCTTTAGATGATTCTGGAAATGCTAGAGCAAGAAAATCCGCAAATTTTTTAGTACCTAATATTAGAGAATACTCAACCGATGTAGATAAATCGTATGCATTTTCTACCAATTATTCTGATTACCCAACAGGAGCGGTATCGAATAATTCAGACCGTGGTATGTTATACAACGAATTAGGTCAATATTACCCAAGAGATTATTTTTATAGAATGACATACAATAAAGTTTATACGATGTCATCTTTTCAAAATATACATTATAATGGTAATAGTTTCACAAATGATAGATACGTTGGACTAAAAGAAATTGTACCAAGTGATGAGGAAGATTGTTCAAGTGAAATTGTAACTCCACCAGTTAATTTTGGTAAAAAGAATTTTACCTTCACATTGTTAATTGCTGATATATTATTATTCTTTGAACAATTGATTAATCTTGTAACGTTAACTTTTTTCAATACGTTAGCTAAAGTTTTTCATTCATTTGCAGATGCTGTGGATTTTTGGCCAATTAAAAAATTATCTAAAACAATTAGAAAATTTGCATACTCAATTCAAGACTCAACACAACGATCACTTTACTTAATATCATATCCAGAATGTGAAGAGTGTAATGGTGACAACGAACTTGGTGTTCAAGGAGGACAAGGTTCATCATTGGAATATTGTCAAGTTGGTACTTTAAACATCAATGGTAGTGATGACGAATTAAATAGAATATTAACAGCATCTAATTTTGCGTTTTCAGTACCAAATAATGGAGAATGTTCAACAACTGCAGTTCCTATAACAGGTATATCAGATTTTATTAGTAGGCAATCTAGTTACATTTTATCATATGGATCATTAAATGTTGGATTAACTTCATCATCATTTGTTTATGATGTTTCAACTAGTGGATATACTTTTAATGATATTAGTGGTACTTTTACGGATTTAACGGCACCATACAACGTAATAATAAGAGACAAAAATAACACATCGACACCACTTAGTATAACAGTACCACTTGAAAGTGGGTGTGAACTTTATGACGTTCCATATAATGAAAGTTTAGTAAGTACATATTATGTAGGTACAGGTAGAACCCCAACATCAACATATACTCCAGGTATGGATGTTACAGCATCAAATGTATCCGATTCTGGGTATCAATTGGTTACTAATTATGAGGGTAATACATATTCACCACAAACAAAATCTGGTTTTTGTGAATTTTCAAATGGTGCATTTACAATTGTACCTGGTTCAATAGGAACGGTAAGATTATTTAATGTTCTTACTGAATATAGAAAAAGAAAAAGAGTGGGAAAGTTGTTTTGTGGAGGAGTTGTAAATTATTCATTTGTTGATAATTGGTTATCTGGTTCGCTGTATTTCTTCCTTTTTAAGGCAAGAAGAGGTAGTTACTGTAGTCAAATAATTAAATACATAACATCAGAAGATAGATATTATTATCGTTCGGCAATTTATAGAAACGAATCGTCTTGGGGTTCGACAACTAAAAACACATTTATTGGTAGACCAACAACAATGGTAGATTTAGGTCCAAGAGATGAATTCATAAAAGAAATATGTATTGACCCATCATTAGACCCCAATTGTTCTGTCACTAGACAAATTGGTTCGACATCATTTAAAAGTTTTGGGGAAATAATGGGAATGGCTATTAATTATAGATTAGATACAACCAATGGTAGTCACGATATTAATGATTTCTTTAACAATAACGGATTTGGATATACTTCACGTGTTTTTGATGGGGATTTATTACAATTAATATCAATAAATAATGAAGTAGGTATTGAGGAATTTGATTTACAAAACCCAAGGTATCTTGGATATTCATATCAATTTTTAGACCCAGAATTATTTCCACAAGTATTTAAAAACGGAACTAGTGTTTATGGACCGTTACCAATAACATTTTATTTATCTGATGACGGAGAAAGGGTAAGAGCTTGTCTTAACGAACCAACACACATTGCAAATGATGGAGTTACAATAGTACAGGGAAGATTAACAGAATCATCCCAAAAAGTACCATTCTTTTTATGGGACAAAAAGGGAACAGGATTTGGTGCATATAATGTTAGTACATTAGATGATCAATCGTGGGATTATGGTACCGTACAAGTTCAACCACTACAGGGTATGACTTACGCATATAATATCACTGGAACAACAAATGATTCATCAGACAAGTATTTGTTACTACCTATGACCTATACATTTAGCGGAGTAACAATTGACACTGGTAACGCAACAAACGATGTGGAATTTGATGTTATAGATAGTAGTGCTAATAACTATACCGCATATAATAACGAATTTCCTGGTTTTACTTACTTATACGTCACTAGTGGTACCACAACATCACCATCGGCGGGAACTCTTTATACTAGATATGGACAAAGCGGAACTTGGGATATAAAATCTTGGGACTATACCGATGATTTTATTATTAGAAGAACACAAGATTATTATAGTGGTAATAAACAAATACTATCAACACCTTTTATGTTTTATTTTGGATTAAGAGTTGGTAAAACGGGGGTAGATAAGTTCATTCAATTTTTCGGGGATAAAGGAGCCTTTACATCTGCAGAATAATGGAAAGTAAAAAAATAATATTACCAACAAAAAGATTCTTCAAATCAAATGAGGAGGACTTAAATCTAAGAATCAATCTAGATGAAACTGAGGCGTTGTTACGTCAAGGAGATAGGGATATAGTTTTAGATGTCCCAACACAATTTGAAACAGAAAGAACAGAAAGTAACAATTATAAAATTCACGGAAAACTTAAAATGGTTTTTAGAAATTTATATTCAGGAACAACATCATTTAATCCCTTATTAAGAAAATTGTACTTACCAAATGATGGGTTTGGTATTGCTAGTGGATTTTTACCATATAATGAATTTGCGTTTTTAAGGAATGACGTTGTTAGAGAAGTTAACACACCTAATCAAGGTACAAGTTTAACTTCATTCAGTCAACAATTGACATTATCAGAAACACCAGAACATACATTGGTAACACCAATAAGTGCACCATATCAAAATTGGAACATTTATATGTCATATGTGTATGGACAAGATAGAGATTTTAAAATAAATTACACATTGAGTGGTGGTACCACAGGAATAACATATACAGCAACAGCAAAAGACGGTATTCCATTTAGAGTTATTAGTGATGGTAATTATTATTCATTTGTTTCACCCGTTGAACACGGAATATCGGCTGGAGAATATGTTACAATTTCAACAACTGGAAACACATTTTATGTGCCGTCAGGTACGGGGTATACAACCACAACTAGTTTATCTGGTAGAACTTTTTATGTTGAAACGGTAGGAAATGCCACACATAATTCTGAAAAATATGTTTTAAACATATTAAAGAGTGAATTTGTTGTTGGTACCACTTTAGGTTCTGTTATTTTTGGTAAAAGATGTATTGATAAAGATAATATAACGGACACCATTTCAGAATATTATGTACATAAACATAAAACATTAACTAGTGATTCTGACTATATTTTAGATAAAGCGGGATTTGAAAATTCTATTTGGGAAGACGAGAAAAAAATATTATTTGAAAACGCGTTAGGTGATAACGACGTTATTGTTGAGAGAAATAGAATGGAATCATTAATTTATGATTTTAAAAATCCATTAGTGGTAACTGGAATTACAAATAATTTAGGATACTCACCAACAGATGTTTATGTTTCGGTTATTCTTAAAAATGGTAACGGATATTTTAATTACCCACCAAAGGTTGGATTTAAATTTAATTTTCATAACACTTGGATTGATAATCATTTTAATGGTGATACATCTATAGAAACAGGAATAACAACAACAACCATATCATCAAACGCTAGTGGTTATACATTTACAGGAGGAACGTCACTACCCGTTGGTACAATATTAACAGGGGCATTTGTGGAATATAATAATAGTGAAATGAAAGAGACTATTATAAGTGAATCTTTTCACAAGTTTACCGCTAGAGTTAATTTATTTAATCACGGACAAACGGGAAGTACTGTAAATTTTTCAGGAGTAACATCAACGAACCAAAGTGGTTTATATTATCAACCACACTATAGAGTTAAATTAAGACAATTATCACCATATATAGAAACCTCAAATACGGATGACATTTATAATCTACCAGAAAATTGTAAATACTTTGAAAACGATGGACTATGGAAATGGAAAGACGTTTATGACCCTGGGTTCATTGATCCAGATGGTTACGGAGTAAATTATCCATTTATTAATAATATACATTATATCAAAAACGATATTAATTTCTATTTAAGAAATGAGGAGTTCTACAGAAATAAAACAGATGGAATAACTAGCTTTAATAATAAACCTGGAGGAACAAATACAACTGATTGTTAATGAAAATTCTAAGAGATAATGAGGATAAAAAAATCATTTTAAATCAGGACTTAAGTTTTAGAACAGATTTAGGGTGGGAAGATTCTGCAAAAGAATTGGAGTCACAAACCCTACGTAAAATTATTAACCCAATTGAAAATTATGAAACGGTTAGATATATTCATAAACCATATAACACCACATTAGGTAGTTTAACATTCCCACAAACCGACATATGGTTCTATTTTTATTTTTTAAGTGGGTCAACATATGTACAAGATTACGAACCAACAGGATTATCCGCAAATGAAAACGCGTTAATGCAAAAAAAAATAACCAATAGTTTCTTTAGGTTGGAATTTTTTAAAACACCAAGTAAAATATTAAACAACGTTGAAGTTGCCGACCAACCAAGTAGATTAAATAGACGAATGGTATTTGCAAAAAACCTTTCATTACCGTTGGGTGAAAAATATTTTTATACCACTTTAAATGATTATATATATAAACCCGCATTTATGGGTTCAAACTATAGAAACAAAGAAAATATGTATTTCTTTTGGTTTCAAGACGAAACCGCACTTAATGAGACATCATTAACTGGTAATACATTTTGGATGACCGCAAAGTTTTACAATGCGGAAGATGGATCAATATTAGATTTTGTTAAATCTGACATTGGAAGTTCTGAGGTTAATGAAATTAACGATATGTACTATAAGGTGATAATTGATAAAACTGATTACTCCTACCAAGTTTTTCGTTATAATAACAATTTACAAGGAACGAGAGTGGGTGAAAGTATAGACCCAATAAAATTCTATCAGAAAAAAGGATAATGCAATCAAGTAAATACGAAATATTAAAACAAACCGGGACCACATTTAATCTACCACTTTATTTAGAAAGTAGTGTGGATGAGATGGGTGTTATGGTGGGATTTGATGGTGAAATACAACAAGTTGAACAATTAGTTAATTTCTCATATTCTGGAGTGACAGGTACTAGAACTGTAAATATATATTCCACTACAAATCCAGATAAGTTAAGAAAAATTGTAGATCAAGTTTATAGTGTTAATTGGGGTGATGGTTTAATTTCAGGACTTACAATTAATAGTGGTACTCCTGGACAATCTTTTCCATCTTTACAACACACATACAATACATTCTATGTAACTAATAGTGGTTCGGGAGCATACCTAATAAACGGTAAATCAAATCCTACATTATCTTTAACTAAAGGTCAAACTTATACTTTTAATATATCCGCACCCGGACACCCATTTTGGATAAAAACAGTTTCAAGTATAGGTACGATTAATCAATATAATA